TTATAGAGATTATAGAGATGCTTTTACTAATAGTTGTTTAATAGATACAAGACAATTTAAAGATAATGGAAGACCAAGAGATATAAATGCTATGGAATCATCTAGAACAAATATTTCTTATGAAATGTCTGAACAAGATCAAAAAAAATATATGATTAAGCAATTACGTGATAAAAAAGAAGAAGAACAAAGAATACAAAGATTACAACAATATGAAAATAAAGCTTTTAATACATATGATAAAATTCATCAGAGATTATTAAATCGTTAAAAAGCACCAGGTGAAGAACGATTATGACCTCTTCTATTAATATAATCTCTTTGTTTTTCTGTTGTACAGACACAACCTGTACTAGTTGAATAAGTTGAAGGACAACAATTTAATGATGTAGGATTATTTGCAAACATAAATAATCTTTGTGGTGAATCAGCATCTCCATCAACTGGAGGTCCTGTTAAAAATGAATTATCTGATACAATATTTTGAATAGGACCTTGAACACCTAAATAATTCATTAACACATTATTATCAATAAGTTTATTCATATCTTTTTCTTGCGATAAACATAATCCATCATAAGGACCAATCTTGTATTTAAGGTCAAGTTCAGCAATCTTAGATTTCTTTTGTTTAATCAATTTAGTTTTAGGCATCTCACCTTTACCATCATCAACAACATCAGCACTTGTCCCTGAATGAGTATTTGTATCAGAACTATTTGTTAAACCTTCAAAATTAGTATTCTTAAATTGGCAAATAATTAAAGCAGTAACAAGGGTTAAACCTAACATTTTAGTGTATTCAGTATCTTTAATGTAATAAAATAAAATTAAAACATAAGCAGTAATTACTCCGAGACTTATAACATTCATTATTAATTATACTAATATAAATTTTTTTTTGAAAATATTTAAATAAATATTAAAATATAATATATAATGAACAATTTCCCAATACAATCTAAATGGACTTTATGGTTCCATTCAATTACTGATAACAAATGGACAAAAGATTCTTATAAAAAAATAATGAATATCAATAATTTGCTTGATTATCATTTTTTAAAAACCAATTTTGAACAACAGCATCTTCAAAATGGTATGTTTTTTATTATGAGAGATGATATTTTTCCTACATGGGAAGATCCTGATAATAGATTAGGTGGTTGTATATCTTTTAAAGTAAAATCAAAAGATATAATTGAATCGTGGAATAAATTATTTTTAAAACTTATATCTGAAGATATAATTAATGAAGGGAAAATGTGGGAAGAAATAAATGGAATTTCAATATCTCCTAAAAAAGAATTCAATATTATCAAAATATGGTTACGAAATGATACACAAACCTTTAAATCTTTAGTAAAAGAAATAAATCCTTATTTTATATTAGAAGAATCTTTATATAAAAAGCATGAATTAGAATATTAACATTCTTTATAATAACTCTTTGATGGAGCAATAAAACTATATTTATTATTTATTATGTCATAATCAGTATATATTTCTTCTCCCTTTTTAATATCTTTTAGACAGATTAAAAAATATTTATTATTTTTAAATTTAACATCACAATTAACTAATTTTTTACAATGATTAATATATTTTCCTTCTTGTATAATAACTTCATCAAAATCTTTCTTAATAGTTTTAAATTTTTTTATATAAGGGAATAAATCTTTTATCATAATCTCATTTTCTTTAAAGTCTTTATTTGCAAATAATCCTAAATTATGAATTTTAGATGCTTTTATTGTAAAATCATTATTAAATTTTTTTAAGAAAAAAAAATGTAAATACATAAAAAACATGATTAATAAAATAATTATCACCCAGAACATTTACTATATGTAATATTTAAGTATTCGGTGCCAAGCATAATTTAATACTCCCTAATGAAGCGACAGCATACTTGATTACAAGTGGGTAATCATTCTTAATATAAAATTGTATTTGATTACAGAGATTAGTACATTTAGTAAAAAGTAAGAGATATTTAAGTGAAAAAACTCCTTGAATAGGAAGTTCTGGTGATTGTGTTGTAGAAAACTTTAATCCATTAGTAGTTTCTCCTAAAACTGTTTCTTGATGAGCAAATTCTCCATTGCATATAAGTTTTAACTGGTTTCCAATACTAGTAATTTCAATATCTTCACCAATATTAATCATATCTCTAATAATTTTTTGAAAATCACAGGAAGGTAAAGTTAGTTCGGTCTCAAATTCAGCAGGAGGAATACTAATTTCATCTTCTTGAATATCTAGAAGATTTAATTTGTAAGTTGTTTGAGAATTTTTTTCAGAATTATGAATAATAATCCCTAATTGATTTTCATTATTTTTCTCAATGAATAATGTTAATGTTTCAGAATTTGTCATTGTCTTAATTAACTTAAACAAATTAAGCATATTTAAGCCAATAGTAATTGGAGTATTACAATTAAAAAATTCAAAATTCTGTGCTTCAAGTTTTAAATGAATTAAAACAGAATGTGTTGAATCCATAGCAATTAATTTAATTCCATTTTGATCAATCGTAATATTCCCATCAGTTAGAATTTCTTTTAATGCTTCAAATAAAATCCTAACAGCTCCACTTTGAACAGTCTTAATATTAAAAATATATTTTTCATCAGAATTACTTGTCATTTATAATAAATATTACAAAATTCTTTAAATATTTAAACAAATTAATTATTTGTTAAAAGTCTGGGGGCAATACTCATACATTCTAATTCTTGAAACATCAATTTACAAGAATATGGAATATTAATTCTTTTAAAATCTTTATAATTCTCACAAATCTTACATTCATAAATATTTGTCTTATTGTTAAATATTGCTGTCAATCCACATTTGTTACAAATAAATACATTATAATTGTCTGAAACTTTCATCATTCTTTCTTGAAGAAATGATGCAGCACCATGTGCTATCATACAATCTCTTTCCATTTCCCCAAATCTTAATCCACCGTGGGATGATCTACCTTCAGCAGGTTGTCTAGTCATAGCAACAACGGGTCCAGAACTTCTTGAATGAATCTTATCACCTGACATATGCTTCAACCTTTGATAATAAGTAGGACCCATAAATATTTTTGTCTTAATTTGTTCACCTGAAATTCCATTATAAAGAACACAATCACCATTCTTTTCATGACCATATTTGGTTAATATTTCTGAAATATTATCAACAGATATATGATCAAACGCTGTTCCATTACCAATATTTCCATTTTCGACACAAGCTTTCCCGAGGATACACTCAATTAATTGAGCAATAGTCATTCTTGAAGGTACAGCATGTGGATTTATAATAATATCAGGAGTAATACCATCTTTTGTAAATGGCATATCTTCGGGATCTAAAATCATACCAACAGTACCTTTTTGTCCATGCCTTGAAGAAAATTTATCTCCAATCTCTGGAAATCTGAAAGATCTTATTCTTGTTTTACAAATTTTATATCCATCACCATTGTTAGATATAAAATTACTATCAATATTACCACTTTCATTTCTCTTTATACAAACACTATTATCTTTGTAATCATAATCTTTATTATTCTTAATTGGAATAATTTTTCCTACTAAAATATCATTATCGCTTACAAAAGTATCTTTTTTAACAAATCCATTTTCTTCTAATTTTGAATAATTACATGGTTTAGGGAACAAAAGTTTTTCTTTATCGGGTTTCATAAATTTTTCTTCTTCACCACTTAATTGATTTTTCTTTTCTTCTTCTTTATAAGTTCTGTAAAATGTTGATGAAAATAAACCCCTTTCAATCGCCCCACGATTCAATAATACAGAATCTTCTTGATTATAACCTGTATAACAAGCTATTGCAACTACTACATTTATCCCATTTGGTAATTCGTTTACTTTAAGATATTTCATCATTTTAGTTTCTACAAGTGGTCTCTGTGGATAAGATAAAATATGTGAAAATGTATCAAAACGTTTATTAAAATTACTGGTTGGAATGCCAACTGCTTGTTTACCCATTGCTGATTGATAAGTATTTCTTGGAGATTGATTGTGATGAGGGAATGGAATACAAGATGCTAAAGCACCAAGGATTAAAGATGGGTGTATTTCGCAATGGGTATAATTCCTCTTTCTATCTATAAGATCTTTTGTATAAGTTGCTATAATAATATTATTCGTTTCATAAGCATCAATATACTCAATACAAGGTTCACCTCTTATACTTGAAATAAGGTCTATATATTTATATTTTTTATCTTTTAGAAGAGTATCTATCTTTTCATTAAATTCTAAATTATTATCGTTTACTTTAAGCAAAGGTCTAATAAGTCTTCCTTCATCGCACCATATTTGAATATAATTTTCAGGAATATTCCAAAAAGCGCTTGTATGTAGATGGATAATACCTTCGCTTCTTTTAATTTTAAAATCATTCATAATTTTATCTGGTTGAGTTGTAAAACCCAAATAACTCCCATTTACAAATACCTTTACATGATCATTTTTATTAAAGGTATAAACATTAATATCTTTTAAATTAATAATATAACCTTCAATAATTCTCCTAACAGGTTCTGAATTAATTTTAATAGTTATTTCACCTGTCATAGAAAGATTTTTAACAACTCCAACTGCTTGACCTTCAGGGGTTTCTGTTGGACAAATGTAACCCCACTGAGATGTATGTAATTTTCTTGGAGCAATTAACTTACCAGTATTATCTGTAGGTGTTTGTATTCTTCTTAAATGAGATATAGTACTCATATAAGTCAATCTATTCAAAACTTGTGATACACCTTGTTTATTTTGATTCATTTTTATTCCCCAATTACCGGTTGCCATTGCTCCTTTTAAAATATTTTCAATATAAGATGATTTAATGATTTTATGAATATTAATTTCATTAATAATATCATCATAATTTTTGTTTATATTCCACAAACCATTATTCACTTCTTTTGTAATATAATTTTTTATGTCTTTGCTTGTTTTGTTCAAACATTGGTAAATCAATGATCCAAGTAGAGGTCCACAAGTATCAACTCTTTTATTAGTAAAAGCATCTCTATCATCATCAGGTAAAATACCAAGATAACATTTAATTAGTTTATTTACCATAAAACCAGTATAAAATATTTTATCTTGTGTTGATTTTAAATGAATAAGATAATCTTTTAGGATTGTATCTTTTACATATTTAATTTTTCTATCTAATGATTGAACAAAATTATTATTGTTATTATTAATATATTTAGTCATATATTCAATTGCTTCAGATTCTGTATGAATTTCTGATGCTTCTAGGATAGATAATTTTAAAATTTTCATAATAGAAATGTCAATATCACTTTTATCATTATCAATAATATGATAAATAATTTCTTTATCAGAAATACATCCTAATGCTCTAAACACGATAAAAATCGGTATTTCTTGTTTCATATGAGGTACAGATACACGAATATGATTTTCATAAATATTTGTTTTATTAGTAATTTTAATAGAAACAATTTTTGGTATTGAATAGAAATTTTCATGAAGAGAACGAATTTCACATAAATAAGAATATTTATGCTGGTTTTTTGGATTAGGGAAACATAAGGCTATATTATTTGCAATTCTTTCTTGTGAAATAATTACTTTCTCATTACCATTAATAATAGAGTAACCACCAAGATCATATTTACATTCATCATCAAATCCCTTATGATTCAAAACACAATATTTTGAATTAACAATTATAGGTATCTTACCAAAAGTAATGTTATTAATCTTTTTCTTTTCAAGAGTAATAAATACATCATTTTCACAAATAGTAATTTCAGATTCAAAATTTACATACAAAGGTAAAACATAAGATGTATTTTTCTGACGAGCAATATTAGGTGTCATCAATTTAGAACACCCGTTATTTTCTGTAGAGAAAGGTTGTCCTACATTAATATTAGTAATTTTTAGAGAAATTTTTTTGATAATATTATCTGAAAATTCTAATTCAATTGGAAAGAACTGCGAAAATATATTTGGTATGATATTATCTATCAAATTATCAAATGATTCTATTTGATGTTTCACAAGGACATTTTTCCTATTAAAGTATGAATCGATAATATTATCTGTTGAAATACTCATGACTATATTTTTTTATTAAAATATTTTTATATATTTTTCAAATTTTAATTTAAAGTTATTTTGTAAAATAAAAATAAATGTATGATTATCTTTCTTTAAGAAATATAATTTTAGGGATACCTATAACATATTTTTCTTTAATTGCTATAAGTATGTTTAAAGATTATTATCATGTTAAAAATAAAAAAAAGCACTTACATTAAATTTTTTAATTCATTAATTGTAGTAGCATCAAACATTGATTCAATATTATTATCGTAAAAAATTCTATCTTTTAGAATATTTTGATAATCGTGTAAAATATCAAAATTTTTACATAAACTATATAAATCTCGTTGATCACAATCAATATAGTTTGTCGTATGATAATAAATTAACAAAACATTTAAATATTCGACTCTAAACATTAAATTATGCTTTTTAAATAAATTAATAAATCTTGATAACGCATCATTTTCATCAGTAATTTTCCCTTCTCTTTTATCTTTAAAAATAAATTCTTCTAAATCATCATCTAAGAAACTAATATCTTTTTTCTGAATATTAAATGTAATAATAAAACGTATGCAATCTTCAAAGGTATTATCATATTTTTCATGATCATTTAATGTGCTCCAAAAATCATCCATGATAAAACCTAATTTTTTATCTTCTAATTCGAAACAATATCCAAAGTCATAAATAACTATTTTATCTTCAGAATGTTTTTTAAAATTACCTATATGACAATCACCATGATTAAAATTAATTACAAGTTTATTATTATTACTAAAAAGCACAAATAATGATATATATTTATTTCTTGAATATAAGTTTAATTTATCTATTCGTGTACCATCAATGTATTCCATCAAAATTATATTTTCAGTATATTCATAAACATCAGGTATCAAAAAATTATCAATATCTTTATAATAATTAAAAAATCGTTTCATGTTTTTAGCTTCATTTCTAAAATCAGTTTCTTTTTCAAAATTTTTTATAAATCCTAATATATCAAATATAGATTTCTTATGAATATTAAAAAATAATATAAATTTTTTTATTATATTCAATTGATAATTTACATTAGGATGTTTTACCTTTAAAGCATATATTTGATCAGTATTTTTATCTTTTACTTTATATACCTGACCTATACTACCTGATGATACACAATCTAAAATCAAATATTTATCATTTATATTTTCATTAAAATCTTTTTCATATAATTTTTCAGTAAAATTTATATTATGTTTTTCATTTGATTCATATGTAGTTTTTAATAATTCTATCACGTTATTATCATAATGCGTTAAATACAGATATGGTATTATTTTTTGAATACATTTAGTCCCTAAAGAACTTGTATTTTGAATATTATTCAAAATTATCTCTAATAGAAATATTTCATGTTTTTTAGAAAAGTGAAAATTTAAGGCGTAAATTAAACACCATAAACCTAATTTGGTATAATTAAATATAGAACTAAACATGATAATATATAAAAGTATATGTTTAAATATTATAATAATAATCATATTTAAACAAATGGATAGAGAAAAAAATAATGTTATAAAAGAATTGATATTATTATATGTAACTGAAAATTATAAAAAACATTTAGAATCTAATAATCTCAAAAAAATAGAAGAAATTGATATCCCAAATGTAATTGAAACTATTTATACAGAAAAGAAAAAAGATCTTAAAATATGGTTAAAAGATTGTTTAAAAAAACTTCAGAAAGAAAATTATATGGGTGATTTAGCTTTTAATCAGATTTGTTTAGAAATATTCCATGATGATAAATTATGTAAAGAAAGACTTATTTTAGAAATAAAATTATATCAAGAAAAAAATAATGTATAAATTATATGTTTTTTAAAATTATATTTTTATTAATTATCTTATTCTTATTTTTCAGAAATAAAAATATTGAATCTTTTTCAGGTTGTCTTCCTAGATATTATAATGAACATGTAGAAATAGATACTACTTCTAATGGGTCAAATAGCGGGTTTTTAAGAAAATCTAATGATGATGAAGTTATAATTAATCCAGTTGATTCTTCTGATAATATTAGTATATCAAGAGATAATATAGAAAATATTAGAATCATTGATAATTGTCCCCATAATAGTAGAGATTCAAATATATATAATACTCGTGAAATTTTTATGGATATGGGTATAATAGAACCTGATAATACACCTTGCGATATAACAGATGATAATTTACAAAAAATACAAAAATATAATCAAAATAATTGGATATCTGAAGAGTATAAAGATCCTAGTAATTATTGTAAAACAAATGATAATATTAAATGTAATAAAATAAATTATGATTTTGATTGTAATGAGATAAATAATGAATCATATGATAGTTATGATCATATAGATTATTGCGATAATTTGTATGATGAAGAAAATAATATATTACAATATACAAGTCAAGATTGTATAAATAGTTGTGAAAATAGTAATCAAATATTTTTAGATTCTTTAACACCAGCAGAAATACAAGCACATTCAAAACATTGTAGTGATGTATCTGATGAAATAAGTGAATTACGGGATAATGTTGTTAATATTAGAAGTGATATAACAATAACTACTAGTATTCAACATAATTCAGGTGAAGATATTTTACTAATTAATGATTTGATAACACAAAATTCTATTGGTTTAACAATTAATAGTGAACCCAATATTCCATTGAATCCCCCTATAGTTATCAAAAATGTAATTCTTACTAAAAAAATTACTATTTCACCTGCATTAGCCCGTGATTTACCGTTAAATTCTCAACTAAAATTTTCTCTTGTTGATAATCATAATGATAATCATTACAAAACAACAGTTAGCCGAAGTTGCAATGCAGGAGATACAACTATCCCTATAAATGATATTACTGTAGATGAAGATCCATATTTTTTCCATTCATCAATGGGTTGGGATATGTGGCATTTAAGAAGAAATTTATTACAACAAATAAGTAATTTACAAGAAAGTATAACTCTTAATGAAGCACGAATAAGATTACAAGATAATTCAGATGATGTTGCTATTGGTGAAAGTTATGATTTAATTAATTATAAAGTTATTGGTGATCCTACAATATTCACAAGTGAAACAACTATTACACATTTTAGTCCTTGTAGTTTAAAAATATCATCACCATTAACGAATAATTTACCTGAAAATAGTAGTTTGACACTCAAAAGTATAGGCAATTGTTTAAATTTTTGTAATGGAGATATAAGTGGTACTCTATTTTTATGTTCAGAAGAAAGTAAACATAATCATATTAGTAAATTAAGAGAAATACATAATAATGATGCAAATGAATGCGATGAGACTGGATTAAATTCAAGTTGGACTAATTTCTTAAATAATGGAAATACAACATGTGGGTGTATAAATAGAAATACATTTCATGATGCTGAAAATAAAGCAGAAAAAGTCAATAAAGCTATTCAACAACAAATGAAAAAGAATTGTTATACATTAGGAGATAAATGTAAAGGATTTAGTTATAAAATTGAAGAAGATTTAACATCACAAATTGTAGAATTTTCTAATAATGAATTTGTTAATGATGATGATCATAGAATTACATATAATGGTAGTTATTTTAATGAATGTCAATTAAATAATCATATGAATTATGATACGGAAAATACTACTGTAAAAACATTTGTAAAAAAAAACCTTAGTTCCAATGATAATATGTGTGAATCTTAATAAAGATAATTAAACAAAAATAAAATCTAATCTTATATATATATATATATATGGAGGATATAAGTATGTTA